TCCTTGTTCTATCAAAGGCGCACCTGATAAAGCGGTAGTTACTCCTTTACCTAAAGTTGAAGCACCTAAATTCATAAATGGTGCAAATCCACCAATACCTGCTCTTGCTAAATTAAAAGCTGCTTCTTGATCAGGACTAAATCCTGCTATTTCATATGCAGGAATATCTCTTCCTACACCTGCTCTACCATATCGTCTTAATTTAAAAGCTTCATCACTTTCACCTGTTTCTTGAACAGCATTAGGATCACCAAATACTGAAGCAAGTAATTGCTCTGAACGCTCTTCTATATAAGGGGCCTGTCTTACTGTTTGTTCTGTACTATCTACCATTATTTACCTCTCGATGCCGGTGATAGTTTACCACCTTTTTCTAAATGATCCATCATATCATACATAGGTTTAGAACCTCCTGCATTTTTAACAGCCTTTGCTGTAACAACAAATTCACCATTACTTAAATAAGCCGGTATGTCATCACTGGTTCCTGTCCCAGGACCCGAGACTCCTCCTTTTGCTCTTTTAGCCGTAGCATATGGAAAGCCTCCTTCACGTAAATGTGCAATGCCTCCTGCTGCATAACCCATCATACCTGGTGCCATTTTTTCATATTGTAAATTTTTCATAATACGACTATCAATATTATCGCTCGCTGTCAAAGATTCCGCATCAGCTTTAACACCATTATATCCACCCATGTAACCACCACCTGCTAATTTAAATGGCACGATGTTAGATCCTGGGCTATACGAAGCTGGTATACCTAAGTTAGCTAGCTGACCAAAGTCACCTGCGTAAACATTAGTATCTATATATTCTTCCTCTTCTTCGTCATCTTGAAACATACCAGGTATCATACTAGCTGCTAATAATCCTGCACCTACTCTACCTGTACTAAAATCTGCTCCTGGTTTTCCACCTTTTCTAAATAAATTTAATCCTTTTTCTAAAAAAGATGTATTACCTCCAGAGCCTTTACCATAGTTATCAATTAATTTAGCAGCAGCTTCTGAATTAGGATTAGCTAAAGCTTCTTGTAAGGCAGCGTTATTAGCTCCTCTAAATAAACTTCCTAATCCTTCTTTTGATATACCTTTAAATATTGAACTTCCTAATGATGGATTAGCCGCTGAACCAAAACCTCCTGCTTGAGCAGCCTGTGTGCCTCCTGCAAACTTACCACCAAGACCTGCTAATATACCAGACATCAAAGCTTGTTTTGTATCTTGACCTGCTATCTTACCGCCACCAAAACCTGCCGCTGCCATTGCTAATGGCCCTGCTCCAGGGATAAAACTAGCGGCAATAGGTAAAAGAACTGGCGCTGCTTTTTTTATTTTTTTAAATAACTTTTTAAGAAAGAATTCTGGTTGACCGGTAACTGGATTGATAGAATTAAAGTTACTGCCAACAATATATTGTGTTGGATCTATGCCTAAATCTGTCATAGATTTAAATACTTGATCTCTAAGTTGAGGATTTTTTTCAAAGACCTCCATTGGAATAATAGTCTCCCCAGTAGCAACATGTGCTAGGGTATCATCTTCATATCTTCCAAAACCTTTAAGGGCATTTACTGCTTGCTGAAAATCAGCTATTCCGCCGGATGCCATTTTATATGTATTCATAATCTCCTTATAATGCATTATATCAATGTAGCAAGGAGGCGAAACTTGAAGAGTAGGCCAATTTAATTCTATAATTATAGGTGTTTTTATAGTATTGTGCAATGAGAAATGAGCTTTGATATAAAGAAAGTGCCCATGGTCCGTGTTACATGGCTCGATGCCCGTGATACAGAGACAGGTTGGCTAGATATAAAGGATGTAATGAGTGCACCCTTAGCTACGTGCCAAGAAGTAGGGTGGATGATACATAATAATGATGAAAAAATAATCATTATGCGCTCTTACAGTAAAGATAAAGACGAGATATCCGGTGGTGGTGCTATCGCTATACCTAAAGGATGGGTAACAAAAATAGAATACTTGGAGGTAAGTTATGGAGAAAGAAGCAGCAATCAATAGTTTATTTGGTGAAACTATTTATTACACAAACATTGTAAATGATGATCAAGATACAGCAAAGCATGTTGAATCTTTTGTTAAAGAAAAACCTGGAAGAACAGCAGCAACAACTGATGTCAAAGGTAATACGACGTTTAATGATTTGGAAGAGGCTAAGGATAATTTACACAAAGATAAAAAATACAGTAACTTATTTAAAGGAATAGCAACAAATATTAACGCTTTTTTAAAAGCAAAAGGCTATAGTAAAGAGAAGTTTGATGCTCACATTACAAAATCATGGGCTACGTACACCGTAAAAGATCAACATATTGCTAGCCATAAACACACGGCTAGTCATTTTAGTTTTGTCTATTACGTACGCAATGATGACATGGGCAACATACGATTTGAAAAAGAGCTAGCTGCACAAACAGGTTTATTTATTCCATCGACCGATCAATACATTGTTGATTGGAATCAGTTTAATTTTTCTAGTTATATTTTCCCTGTGAAGACAGGTAACTTTGTTATTTTTCCTAGTGGGTTATTGCATTACACCGAAGTAAATACAAAAAAAGAAGCTAGGATAAGTATAAGTGGTGATGTGTTACTTACAATGAAACCTGGGGTAAAGACAGAACACTGTATACCTCATCCAAGTGGTTGGGATACTATTTCAAATTAGTTGTCAAGAAAACAATTATAAAAAAATTACTTGATAATAAGGACAGACGTGTTTAAATTAGATCTCACCCCAAAATTATAAATCAGGAGATATTATGGAAAACCAAGACTTATTAAAAGCCATAGCTGTCCTCGCTAATAAGGTGAACAGCTTAGAAGAAAACTTTCACAAACACAATTCTAACTGTCAGTGTCAATCATCTCCACCTTCAATGGGTAGACCTTTAACTCAAGAAGAAAAACTTTTCGTGCAACAAAATATGGCACGTCAAGCCATGGCTGCTAGTCAAGATTCTTAGTCGTCTTTAGTTTTACCAAACACATCAGGTAATTTTACTACTTTAATTTCTATATTTTTTTCAACATCATCTGATGTTGTATCAGTAGATGGATTATCAACGTCTTGTTGAGCATGATCCTCTGACTCGTAATCCGTTCCTGTTTTTTTATTTTTGACTTCCATGTGTACTTCTGGTTGAATAATAGGAAGTTCTTGGCCATCAATAATTTGTTTACCAATTTCTTTTGATTCTTGTACTTTTTTAAATGTCATTATGTTATCTCCATTACACTTACTAAAATTTTAATACCTGCTCCTGTTAGAGTTAGGGTGTCTGCTTTTTCTAAAACAATCGGTTGATCTAGGATCTGTAACTGTGCACCATCAGCCATGCTATCCTTATACAATTCAGTAGTTACTGTAGCACTAGAATCTACCGCAGCTACGGTGGTTGTTACCGCACCGCCTGATTCATTAGATATATAAATACTTTTAACTAATGTTGTTGTAGGTAAAATAGGAGGAATAGCTCCTTCGTTAGCTGTTGGTACTGTGTATACAGTACCTGAACCTGATTTAGAAAAACTTAAAAATGCATCAGCCAAGGAACCAACTCCTTGCTGTTGACTCGTCTTTTAAATCTTGTTGAAAACCAAAGTTTAATTGTTGTGTTATTTGTTCAAGCAATCGTATTAACACATCAAACTGCGATGCTTCATATTCTGGTGTTGCTTGTGGAAATCTTGTTGTACTTATTTTAGCCATTATCTACCTCCATCTGGTTGAACATCTAATCGTAATGTACCATAACGCCAGTTATCCCCAACAGCATCACTGTCAATACGAATATTAGCTTGTCTTCCTCTACCTCTTAAATCAAATTTTTCTGTTGTCGAGACAATTGTTCTTGTTACTGTTGTAGGCGTTGTAGAACTAGGATATGTTTTAAATTTTAACGTAAGATCTACAGATCCTGTTAGCCCTTTAAAGTTTGGTATTCCTCTTCCTATATGTAAAAATGGTTGGCCGTCTGCAATATCAAAATCACCTGACTCAATAAATGCATTAATAGCAGCACTTACATCATTAGTTCCTGTTTCTTGTTGATAGATATTAGAAGCTCCTGCTGTTACACCTAATACTACAGGGGTTGTACCAAGATTTGTTGTAGAATAGTAACCTGCGTATGGTTTTTCATACACACCATAATCAGTCCACGCTGTTCTTGCTAAACTTCCTGTTGACCAACAATTCTCTAAATAATTATAAGTGACAAAACGATCTATTTGCTGTGCATTTAAACTACAATAAAACCATGTTACTTCATTAAACTCTGAATTAACGGCAGCGTATGTTTCTGGCTGTTGTGTGATATTAAAATCTTCAAAGACATAATCTTGTACACTGCAAGGCATTTTAGAAATAGCACCATCAAATTTATAAAAAGAATTTTGTGACATCCAAAAGGCTGTACCATTTACATCAACAGCAGAGTGCTGTGATACTGCTCCACAGTTAGCACCTATTTGTGATAAATTAAATGTAAAAGGTGCCCCAACAAATTGTAGTGCATGTAAACTTGTATCTGTCCAAACTAATACAGCATTACGAGAACGAATAGCATCCATAATTTTTGATCCGTCTTGTATTCTAAAAGAACCTGCGGTGTTTGTTGCTGTGGGTGTCCATGTATTGTAATCTTCTTGTGAAGAAAAACGTAAAAATAAATCATCAGCCGTAGAGGTTGATCCTATAACTGTCTCTGTTCCAAATAAAAAAACATGTCTATCAGGCATAGATATTAAATTAAATCTAGATTTACTTGGCGCATTACTAACTACTGTAGCTCTATTGCTTGTTAAACCTGATGACGTATTCCATACATAGGTTGCTCCACTAGAAACAGTGGCTAATAAATCTTCACCAAAGTTATCAAGAGCCCAATTACGTCCATTAATCGTAACAGTAGATGTTGATCTTGGTGTATTCCATGTGCTTGTATTCCATGTTCCTGTACCCCATCCGTAACCATACGCTGACTCAGATAAGCCTACACCAATTTGATAGGTAGCTGTTACTGTTCCGCCTCCATTACCTGTTGCGTCAGCCGTGCTCCCTGTGTACGTAATAGTGTATGTATTAGGATCAATATATGTTGTTATCTCAAATTCTTTGTTCATATCTAAACTAGCTGTTGTTGATGCTCCACTAAATGTTACAAAATCTCCAGCTTGTGCGCCGTGTGCATTATCAGTTACGGTAATCGTAGCACTACCATCCACTGTTGCAAACGGATTACTTAGTCCTGCCTGTGTTGCTCTGATAGGAGTAATGTCGTAAGCTGCGCCTTCTGAGTAAATATATAATTTTCTATCTGTGCCGATAGCCGTGTACCGTATGCCATCTAAATCCGTCCATGCATGCATGTCACGAATGACACCAATTAATTTGTCACTAATAAGTTCTACCCATCCACCAATCTTTTCTGGTAAGCCATAACGAAATCGTACCATATCAGAATCAGTCCAACGTCCTGCCGCTCCGTACTCCGTATCTTGTTTATCAATGCCAGGGGCAAATGCTATCTTCGTTAAAGGCATTATACAATCCTCATAAATCTATAGTTAACTTCACCAGCACCACCATCGCCGCCTTGTGAAGATCCAGGTTCGGTTCCGCCACCGCCACCGCCTCCACCACGAGAGCCGTCGCCACCTGCTGTATTACCGTTTGATCCGCTTGTACCACCTGTTCCTGCAAAACCATTGTAAGAAGCACCACCAACACCACCACCAATAGTACAGTTATCGCCACTACAGTTTCCAGGATTAGTTCCTGCTACTCCTGCTCCTGCTGAATTAAAAGAATTTGCAGGCCCTGAATTAAATGTTGTTATGTTAAGTCCATCCGTTGTTGTTCCTGATGTAAGTCTAGTGGCTAATGTTCCAAGACTTCCTCCTGTGCTTGCACTGTTATTACGAAGAGGTCCTTGCACACCACCTCCTGATACGGAAGCAGATCCACCACCATTTAAGGTAAGTATATCTCCTGTTGTCGTTCCTGTTACTGTTGTATTACCCCCAGCGCCTGATGTTCCAGAATACACGCCTGTTCCTTTTCCTCCAGCCGTTCCTGCTGTTATAGTTAAACTTTCGCCTGCTGTTACACTAAATACAACATCTGATAAGTACGCTCCTGATGCTCCTGCAGGCCCAGCAGACTCACCATTTGCTTTATCATAATCTGCTCCTCGCATACCACCAGATCCACCGCCAACAGCATATTGAAAATGTATAGCGTTTGCTCCTGACGGAACAGCTACACTACCTACTGTTTGTGAAAAAGATGTTGTTGTAAATAAAGTATAAAACTCTTCCCAAGCTCCACTTTGTTTTATGTAACCATTTAAAATAGTTTTGTTGGTATAGGAAGTAGCGTCTCTTACATAAAGTTCTGATGTTTCACGCCACGTACCGCCTGATCTAACGTAAACTGGCATAGCTTATTACGAATATTTATACCAAACGTCTCCATCAGATCCGCCTGAAGGGGAAGAGGTACTAACTGTTCGTGCTCCGTTAGCGTTGGTTCCTGCACTAGCAGAAAAAAATCCTTGCACATCAACACCAATTTCTACACCTAAGTTATCTCTTGATGTTGTTGTAGAAGCGACATCGCTTAAGTTACTAGCTTCTTGCATTACACCAGTAATAGCTGTTCCTGAAAATTTATATTTAATTGATTCGTATGTAGGCATATTATTTCTCCGTTAATTTCCAACCGTATGTTGCACCTGAATATACCAATGAAAAAGCTGCACCTTCAGTAGCTACGGTTAAGTCTGATGTTTGACCATCTATCTTTAAACTGTTTCTTCCAACGGTTAAATTATTTGTATCAAACGAATTAGCAACGTCAACAAATCTTACCTCGTCTCCTGTTGCGGGAGCAGCGGGTAATGTTATAGTGACAACGCCACCAGATGTATTAACAAATAATTTATCACCAGGAAAAGCTGTATAGGTTCCCGTCTTTGTTAGCCAATCTGTACCTGACGTTTGTAAATTAAACCAGTTTGTACCATCGGTTGCTAAAAATACACTTGTGCTTGGTTGTATAACATAAGTATTACCAGATCCACCAAGGCGCATCGTAATAGTATATGTTGCACTATTGTTTCGTAAAAAATATGTTTTCTGTCCAGCAGCTACTTGAATAATAAAATTAGATCCATGTCCTGTAAAGACAATAGCGGATTGTCTGTTTTCATTATCTGCTTGTGCTGAACTAATCGTATTAGCAACAGTAAGAGTATAAGGGCTAGAAGCGGATGATAAGTTTTTAGTATATACGCCTGCAATAGAATATTCTAAGCCATACTGTAAGTTATTATTAGTAGTATTACCCCAAGCATTAGCTTGATCACCAGACCCTATAAGTTCTAGTTGTAATAATGATGAATATGTTGATGTCATTATGCTGCGTCCTTCCAATCCATTGTAACAGAATCATCAACTTCTGTCCATGTTGTTGTAACAGAATCATCAACTTCCGTCCATGCATAAACGGCTGTAGCGTCCGATAAAGCCATCGTCATTCCAAATCCTGTCAGATTAACATCACCGTTTAACTGAACGCTAATATCACCTAAGTCCATGGACATTAACGTCAATGGTGTCAATATTGGATTTGCATCACTGGTAACGGTTATGCCACTATTATTTAAAGTTGTACTTAAACCAAACCCTGTAAGTGTAACGTTAATATTTGCTACACCTTCAACAGTTACAGTTCCGAGAGCCGTGGATATTTCTTCGCCAACAGGCTGTGGATTTGTACTACTAAAGTATGTTGGATTACCAAGCGTGGTACTTAGACCAAAGCCAGATACAGCAACATTAGGGGAATCAACGACGACGGCTTCATTACCAAGGGCCGTGCTAAGTGCTTGACCAACAACTGTTACCTCTGCATTACCACCTGCCGATACACCTGATCCACCAAGTGTAACAGAAGCTGATACTCCTGTAACATTAACATTAGGATTAGCAATGGCTACAACGCTTGCTGTACCGAGAGCCGAGCTTAGTGATACGCCTGTAACGGCAATTTCGACATCACTTATTCCTTGTGAGGAAAAAGCTGCCTCAGCGAATGAAGAGGCTGCGAAGGTCATTAGAGTTTATCCATCTCCGTTTTCACAGTACTCCAACTGAGTTCTGAATGTGGATTAGTTGTAGTTGTAATAGCAATACCACTACTATCTTCTCCAGTTTTCCAATTAATTTTGTTGAAATCTTCCTCATTAGTTATTTGACCAAAAAAAGTTAATTCAACATTTGCTTTTAAAATAAAAATAGCTTTCCAAAACTTTTCATTATTTGTCATGCTAAAATCTCCATTAAAGTAAATGTTGCATCTGTACTATCTTCAAGAAAACCAACTGTTCCTGTATTTGTTTTAATATAAAGAGTATAGGTTTGTGCTGAAGTACTATTAGGACTATGAATATGATGTATTGTTCCTGATACTGCAACTCTAGCTCCACCATACAAATAGAAAAAAGTATTACTAGAAGCTAAATTAGTAGATCCGTTATAAACTGTTGCGTAAGCTACTGTTGCTCCCTGATTATCCATTTCCAATCCAGTAAATAGTATTAATATTTTTGAACTTGTGGCTGAAGGTGTAATACTAAGACTATCTCCAGTGGATACATAGCTTGTACTAGAAGTATTAATTCCACTTCCATTAATATTACTTGTAACCACTTGACCAATTTTACCAGGGCTAAAGCTTGTAGCACCTGTACCACCATTACCTGTAGGTAATGTACCTGTAACTTGACTTGTAAGGTTTAAGTTACCTGTAGTATTGGTAGCTAAATTTATTGATTGATTAAGTCCTAGTCTCGTTAGTGCCATTACGGTTTACTCCATACGCTGTGGGTTAGGTT